CTACTACCGCCATAGACGTATAGCCGGGTAACTACATTCTTGGAATTGATGTTTTGGCGCGTCAATTCGTAAAGCCCGCCGGTACGTCCGTACCGGAAAGTATAGGGGAAGTTTACCCCGGCCATTTTGATATTGAGCGAACGAACGCCGTTAGCTTGGGTAATCTCAAATTCGGTGCTGTATTGCTCGCAAAGGTCTTGCAACACTTCCAAACAATTCTTTTCCGTATAGGTTAGCGTCTTAAACTCCGTATTGGCAGGGAAAACGCCTAACACCCATTTACCCGGATATACACGGGTAAGGTTCCCGATAAGAATACCTAAGAAGTCTTCCAAATCGCCCGTAAAGCTGTCTAATACGGTATCGTCCGGTAACAAAAATTGCGCGTCGATTAACTCGTACTGTACCCCTTCGAAAGTAAGGGTATATTCGAAGTTCCGGTTTCCGGTCTTCTTAATTCCCGGAAGCTGGTTAAGGGTATAGGTCTTCCCGTAAACGTCTATTTGGTCGCCCAAGTGGAAGGTTAAGGGCGTGGCACTTTTTACGGTTATCGCCACCGTATCGGCTCCCAATAGCGTAATACTCTGTTCGGCCTTGGTAACGCCGGACTTACGCGCCCGTGAGGTCAAAAGGGCCGTAGTCCCGTCCGGGTGTCTTACTATAATTTGTTCCATACGATAATACCGTTAGTAGTGAAACTTTCTATTTCTTCGATAACGCCAGCGACAATGGCGTAAAAAATTCCGTCGGTCGTATATTCGTGGCTGGTTGTTACGTCGGTTCCGTAAACGTCGTTCGTTTGAGTTCCGTCGCCCCAAAAAATAGTAACCGCTTTCGCGCTGGTTAGGGTAATCGTTAGCGTCTTCGTATCATTGCTTAAACGCTGGTGCCGTACGATACGCTTTACCGGGTCGGGTTCCTTCAACTTCAAGGTAAAGGTTCCTACCATAAGGTCGTCATTCCAACGCTTGCTAATGGCTACCCCGTTTTCGTTATAGACTTCGTAAAGCAACGGTTTCGTAGGGTGTATATCTACCATAAGCCGCTGGGTGTTGGGCCGGCTGAATACGTCCAAGAAGTCGTTTAGCTTCGTAACAAAGTCTACCTTCCCGTTCGCTTTCATAAAGCAATTAAGGGCTATTTCGCGGGGTTGCAGTATCTTGTTTTCAAGGTCTACTATCTCCCCGTGATAATCCGGCCAATCGACGGAAACCGGGGCTTTCATCTTGGGCCGGTCAAGAAGGCCACTACTTTCGCTTACATAAATATCCCAAGCCTTAAAATCGGTTCCGTCTATGCTGTAAGCCAATTGCGCCACCGTAGCGATACTTTCGGTAATTTCTTCCTGCGTCAAGGCGGTATTATATACCTTAACTTCGTCAATACAACCGTAGCCGTTGGCGGTCGTATAGATGTCTTGCAGGATAGCGAACCCGGTAGGCTGGGCCGGTAGCGTAATGGTCTGTACTAATGCGGTATCAAGGTAAATGCGGATTGTTAGGCCCTCTTTGACGATAGCCCAATAGCCCCAAGTATCGGCCGCAAGGTTAAACCACGCTTCCGTATAACCTTCCAACGCTTCCCACCGTGCGAAAAATCCGATACGCTTACCTGTAAAGCCGTCCGGGAAGGCCGAACGCTTCAACCAGGCAAGAAGGGTAAAGTTCCCGGTAAGGGGAATTACGTTTTTGTCTATATCGCAATGCCCGCTACCGTCGAACTTTATACAGTTGCCTTGCTTGCCGCCGGTAAAGTCCGCTTCTACTACCGTACCGTCCGCCCGCGTCTTGCTGTAATCGTAGGCAATGGTAGAACCGGCCGCTTCATCGAAGGGCATATTTAGGATAATGTTACTTTCGTCTGCCATATCAATACGTTTTAGTCGTTTTTCGAATAACTTTTATTATCGCGTTACCTTCGCCGTCGCCGGCGGTGGTCGTCAAGCTCCCGCCGTAGTGGTTTACGCAAATCTTCGCGTTATCCCGCGCTTCTACCTCTACGGTGGTGTCGTCGAATACGTCTACCATGACGAAGGAATTACCGGTAGCAAGAACCTTTAACCGGCTTTGGTGCTTTACGAATACCTGCCCTACGTTCCAACCGTCGTAAGTGGCGGTACCCTCGCAACGGCCAAGGGCTACTACGTGCCGGAAGTTTCCGGCCGTAATAGCGCGGTCGAGGAATACGCCGTAGGCTTCGCAAGTGCCTACGAAGTGCCGGCGTATAAATTCATTGCTGGGGTACTCGTTGCTTAGGCAGAAGTCGATACCTTCAAGGTACATTTTTATAAGTTTGTCTTTCTCCTTGGTATCTATAAGGCGGTCGTACCATTCTTCGCAAATGCCTTTCTTTTTGGCGTCGCGGGCCAATCGTTTATTTACTTCCATATCGCTACATTGTTATTCCTTGCGCCCGTAACGGGTCGGACGCGCTTCCCGAAGTATTCTTTTCTATCTGTTCAAGGTGCCGGTTCGATACGCTTAGTTTGCCGTCGATGTTGGCAAGGTGTATAAGCTGCTGGCGCAAGATTTCTATTTCCTGCACTTGGTTTACACGTACAGCGTTCGTTTGTCCGGCCAATAGGTCTATACTTTCTTGGCTGGCTCCCTTAATTGCACCGGATAGGCTCGTAGTTGGGTCGCCGTTATCGTCCAAGTCCTTAAACAAGTCTTCGTACAACTTCAAGGCTTCGGCGTACCCTTGGGCTATCGAGTTTACCCTATCCTTAAACCGTTTTTGTTCTTCCGGGGTCAAGCCGTCGAAGGAACCGCCGCCTTCATCATCGAAACCCATATCGCGCTGCAACTGCTTTACGGCACTTTGTAGCTGCTGTTCAAGGAATTGTTTTTTTAAGGCGTTCTTTACGGCATTGCCTAATACCTGGTTCGTAACCTTTTCAATCGCGCTTTTTACTTTGTCGCTGTTGAAACCGTCGGAGTAGGCTTCGGCTATCGCGTCGGACAATTGCGTAGCCAAGTCCTTTGCCGAAGTCTGCGTTACGCTCTCGGTAATTTCGGCTATGGTGTCTTCGATTTGGCGGCCTAATTCTTCGTATTGTTCCTTGTATTGGTTTACCTTATCGCGGTCGGTCTTCTTCTTGCCTTCTTCCGCTTCCCACATAGCCCGCAAGTGTGCACGTTGTTCGCGCATATTGTTGATAAGGGCCTTTTGGTTGTCGTAAACCGATTCGCCTAACGCCTTATCTACGGCGTGTTCAAGTGCTTTATATACTCGTTCCAATTCTTTAACGGCCGCCGCGTGCTTCTTAATGGCACGTTCGGCCCGACGGTCGCGGAAATTGAACACTTCGAACGCGGAAGAAATAAGCCCTATACTACCTTGTATAATCCCCAGCGGGTTGCCGGTTGCGATACCTTCGGCTAATTGTCCGGCGGAACCTATCATTTCGCCGATGTCGCCTAAAAGCTGCTGGGTTACTTCGTCGCCGGCAAGTCCCATGTTTGCAAGCGCACCCGTAACCGCGTCGAACGAACCTTTTACCAAGTCGGCCGTAGCCCCTACACTTTTGAATACTTCGGATAGGTTCGCTTTGCTTGCGTCCTTCTTATAGTCCTTCAAAGCCGTAGAAAGGGCCTTAAACGGGTTGCGGGTCTGTATTTCGTCCTTGGCTTCCCGTAACTTGCTTAAAACTACGTCCAGGTCTTGCGGGTCGAGTTCTACGCCTAATTGGGCCTTTTGCGCTTCGATTTTATCTATAAGGGCCTGTATTTGCGCCGTAGTAAGGTCGTCGAGGTTCCCGAAAAGTTGCTCCCAAGCCCCGGAATCGGTCAATTCCTGCAACGCTGCGGACGAAAGGGCCTTATTCTTGGCTTCCTGCAATTTCGCCACTAATTCTTCGTTTTTCTGCTGGGTCGCCAAAGCTATTTTTTCGTCGTATTGCGCGGAAATATCGGCGCATTTCTGCTGATAGGTTTTGTATTCCTCTACCAATGCGTCGTAGTCCTCGTTGCCCGAACTTTTTGCGTATTTCTTGCGCTCTTTCTCCAAATTCGCCAAGGCTTCCAAGGCTATAC